TCAAATATGTAATCTCTGTCTACGTTGGCAACAAAACCAACTGTACCCAATCCCTCAACCCCAACACGGTTGGTGCGAAGCCTTGAATCTACAGTCCAATCTTGGGTGTATCCAATATAAACAACAACATTCTCAGGATCTGTATCTGGGCGACCATTAAGCAGTGCAGTCGCATCGACTACGTTCTTTGCAGGAGTAAGCTGCGGCTGCTTTGGGTCAAAGTCTTCTGGAGAAACACGCAAGCCATCCCAAGTGGTCTTCAACTGGGTATATGGAACCCGAAGACCGCCGACATCGCTTATCGCTTGAGATTTTTTTCCTCTTGCGTATTTCGCCATTATGATAAGTTCAACGCTGTTGGTTGAATCCTTAAACTTACACCATCATTGTCAGAAGCCGCCGCAAACGCAAACGATCTCTCATACATTTCATTTAGAATTTGAAACTTCTCGTTTGCGAACTTCAGAGACATCTTACTAGCCAAGCCAGCACATATGCACTCATTCCAGCGATACGGGATGTCAGCGTCCTGATTAGACGCTGTAACGTCCTCAAGCTGACGTATGGCCCAGTAAACCATGCTGTACGTTGTTCTGTTTGGAACCTGCCAGAAATAGGCCACAGGCGTATACTGCTTGTCTAGCATATACTGGCTGGGTTTACCCGCTGATGCTTTGTTTGGGAGTTGATTGTAATCAGAGATCGACACACGGTTAATGATCTGGTCAGACGTATCTGTGCCAGAGCTGTCGCGTAGTACCGCATCAATGATGTCAATCGTTCCCACAGGCAGAGTGTAAGTTGTCTGCCCGTTGATAAGCGTCAAGGTCTGCTGTTCGACTGCCCAGTAGTTGATGCCACGGTTGGCCCACTCAGAGAAGAGAAGGTTCAAGCTGCGCCTTGCGGATACAGCCCGATCACCTGTCTGAGTTTGCGGATCTAGTCCGCAGCGTTCAAACGCTTCGGCTATAATCTCTTCAACATTTGGGCGAAACGATACTGTGTTAGAAGTCGCCATTCTATCCGCTCCTTTAGTATTCTTTAACGACCCTCAGAACGAGCTGATATGAATCGCCAACAGCGCCAGCACCATCAGTTGTGAAGAGAACATCCCCAGTTGGGTTTGTACCATAAGATTTAGTCGAAGGCAGACCGCCAAATTTTGTGAAATCGTGATAACCAATATCGTCATCACCAATGTTCATCAAGATTACATCTGCGTCAGCTTCCGCTAAGATCCGCACGGTCATGCTTTTAATGACCCACCAACCCTCTATAATACGAACAGCAACACAAGGCTGGCCATTTGCATTTGGTGCGAGTGTTGACACATCGATCTTTAATACGGCAGATTCATTGCCCGTATCGACGTATTGATATTGGAAAGCAAAGACGGCTTCCCTTACGCTATCACTTAGCTTTTTTACTGAGGAAATATCAGCCATTTGCTAGTCCTTTTTCTTGGCTGGACGCCCACTTTTTTTCGCAACTGGAGCTTCTTCCCACGCCTCATTTACATCAGGTGTAGAAGGATCGTCAGCTTTGAGTGTGCCGTCCGTTTTTCGGGCGCGAACTTTGGTGGAGCCAATGCCCCGTGCCGCAAGTTCTTCTTCAGAAGCGGGTGTAAATCTGCTCATGACCTACCCCTTATGCTGCTGCGATTGTAGCGCCTGTGTCGGAACGCTTCCAGTTTGTTCCGTCAGAGAAAGCCAAGATTGCTGAACCAGCCGCGCCATTAGAAACGTATACAACTGTACCTGCACCCGCAGCGGAAGCTGATGGAGCGTTTGCAACTGTGTATGTTGGGACGATGATGTCGCCCACAAAACCGTTTGTGGAGATCACTGGACCTGTAAATGTAGTATTAGCCATTTTAGTACCCTTTGCATAAGGATTCGCTTTGCAGTCTATGCAACGTCAGGAGGGCGATAAGACCTGTCCACAAAGCTAATATGATGCCCTTTGCAGGCACAATACATCACATCATTTTAAAAAGAAAGAGGCGATCCGAAGACCGCCCCTTAATTACAATACTGTTAGAAGTATTATGCGCCTTCAGAGCCGAAGACACCACGCCAGTCGGTGTAACCGAAGCTGTAACGCTCACGCACTTTATAGCGCACGTTGCCAGTCTCGAAATCACCTTCCATACCCTTACGCATTGGTGAGCGTTGGAACATTTTCAGTCCATCAGGAACGTCAGTTGTGACGAAGAACCCGTCTGCGTCTGTCAGACGGCGCATCACATGATAACCTTTTGGCAAATAGCCGCCAGATTTAATCGCGTTGATGTCGTTGTCAGCAGTACCAGTGCGAAGCTGGGATTCCAGCAGACGCTCTGCAACAAAAGTATACGCTGTTGGGATAACCAACTGCATACCTTGGGCAGCAATACGAAGACCACGATCATCCTTCATATCCGCGATTTGGATAAGAATGGCTTCAAGTGAAACTTCTGACAAGTCAGCCGCTGTGGCTAACGTGTTAGACTGGTTGCCGTTCTGCGTTGGGTGAGCTGCACTCAAAAGAGTAGTGCCATCGCCACCGTTTGCAGTTGTCGCGTTGTTCAAGACGTTAGCCGCTTTGATTTCCTTAGTGGAAGCCATAGAACGGGCAAGAGCCTTGGTGTAGCGAGAAGCAATTGAGCCATACTGGCCGTCTTCTTCAGCTTCCTCAGTGATTGAGAATGCCAAAGCAACTGTTTCGTGCTGGTAACGCGCAGTCCACTGCTGGCCAGCGTCATCATAAGAGATGGCTGAACCTTCAGACTTAGTTGGTGCAGAGCCGAAACCGGATAGCAGAACGTCTTCTTCGAATGCTTTTTGAGAAGTATTCGATGCGAAGACCGCTGCATATTCAGCAGGGTACTGGTCGTATTCTAGGCCAAACAAGGTGTTTAGACCCGGCTCAAGCATTTTAGCAAAACTTGCTCTATTCATAGCCATGATTTAAATCCTTCCTTAGATCCCAGCACTATCTTTAAGAAGATGCTCATTGATGAGAACTTCCATGATAGCATTCGTACCAAACGCATTGTCTGGTGCATGGTAAAGCGAAATGATCTTGCAGGTAGCAGCACCCGCAGCCATTGTGCCGCTCAATTCAAAGCCAGATTGACCTGTTAGGGTCGAACCAGCGCCTGCAACAACATCGCAACAGTTGCCAATGTTTGTTTGTGCAGTAGATCCAGCGGACTGGGCTTTAAACACAGTCATTGGGCCATCATATACATGAGCAATGATGTCCGTAGCTACTGTGCCTGACGGCCAGTATTCACTGTAGACGTATGATCCGTCTGCGGCTGTATATGAACAACCATCAAACACACCAATGTTATTTACTTCAGTAGCAGTATGCGGTGTCACAACACCATCAGCAGTAAGAATGCAGAGATCACCTTTGAAGATGTTTTCTGCTAGACCACTTGTGATGGTATACTGATTTGTGCGTGGCGCATTACCGCTCATGTGACGAATTGGTACTAGACCAAAGGCAGCATCAACATTTGCCATTTTTTCGCTCCTATAGCGTTAAGGTTAGTCGCTCATGGCAGAAAGACTTCTGCCGCGACTTGAAGAAGACTGTCGATCCTGATGGATCGGCTGTCCATGACGCCGTCCTAACGCATCAAGGTCACCTGCAACGGATTCGTTTTGCTCACCATTCTTGTCAGAATAGTATTCCTTCATTGAGAGATGCCGTTCTTCTGGCATTTCACAGAGCAACATTCCTTCGATGCCTGTACAACCTTGCCACTGACCGTGATTGATAGTCGGAAACAACTCACTTTTCACAGTTTCAGCTTTACGCGGTTCCCACCCTTCGCGCATACGTTTGTATACGTTGTCTGGCGTATCTTTCCCTTGAATCGAGGTCGCTACCCACCGTTGTACATACCCGGGACGTGCTTCGGGTGCATCCAAAAGTGCTGGGGGTTTCCATGCAGTCATAGGACGTGAGTCCTCATCGCGCACAGAATTACGAGCTTCGTCCGCACGAACATTTCTTTTCTCAGTCATGATTATTGTTCCCTCTGTTGACGACGAATTTCAGCTTCATATTTTTTGAGGCCGTTTGTGTCATTTATACCAAGTTCCCGTGCCATTCTGAGGTGTTCCTGCGACATCTTCACTCTATTGCCCTTGTAGCTGGAACCGCCTGTAGTGGGGGCGACTGGTGGTCTACTTTTTGTTCGTGGCTTACTAGGACTTGGTTCCGAAGATAACTCAGGAAAGACCTTTTGTAAACGGTTGTTTAAGTGGTCGTAATATTCGTCCGAATTTTTGTCAAAGCCCTCTAGGTCGAGCTGTACATCAATCGCACGGGCCGCTGCTGTTTCACGCTCATAACCTGATGCGTTGAACCAGTTGTTCTTCTGCCACCAAGACATAGCTTTTGGTGGAGCTGGGTTTTGTGCAGCTTGCTGTGCGCGGCCCACTGTGGGCGATGCGGCAGCACGTTGCTGGCTTTGTTGCTTCTGCATTTCTGCAATACGCATGGCCGCTCGCATGTCAGCCATTTGCTCTTGGAAGTTAACCTGCGCGTCTGTGTCGCCCTCTTCCACAGCCTTGTGCAAAGCCTGCTTGGTTTGGGAGTAACGCTGGTTGAACTGTTCCTCAGAAGATTTCTGTGACCCTTGCTCTAAGCGTTCCAGACGTTTTTGAAGCTGTTCGTTTTGCTCTTGCGTCTGGCGAGCTTGGATTTCAGCCTCACGGCGCTGCCCTACGAGCTTCTGGATGCGCTTCTGGACCTTGGGGCCATAGTCTGGCTCCTCTGTCTCTTCAGCAACGTCCACAGCCTCCTCACGGGCTTCCTCAACAGGATCATCGACAACTTCAATCTCGAAGTCCTCAACCTCACCCTTGGCCTTTTTGATTTCGGCCTCGATTTCATTCATAATATCATTTTCTGCCATTTGGATCACCCCACATAAGCTGCGACTTCAACGCCATCTGGCAAGATCGATGTGATTTCATCATCGTTCAGCAGAAGGAATTTGACGCCCTTGATAACAAGTTTCTGACCAGCATATTTTCCATAGGTTATGCGATCTCCGACCTTGGGAAAGATTTC